AACTATAGGTTTCTGTTTATTAATGTTTTTTTTATAGACCTAACCAAAGAAATAATGTAGGTTTATAAATGATTTGGAGATCAAAAATGTATAAAACAATTTCAATAATTTTCGTTCTAGTATCTATAGGGGGGTGTTCTACAATGCCAATAGTAGATAGTAGGGGAAAATCATCAGCTAATATTAAGGGCGATCACAATCGATTTCATGATGATTATTTTACTTGTAAAAGCCTAGTGGAAGACCAGACCAGTGCAGGTTGGAACATAGGCAAAACCATCTATAATAATCTTAGATGGAAAGTATTGTGGTTAAGTCCAAAATTAGACACTCGCACAGACTTCATTAATAGATGTCTTGAGGGTCGTGGCTATAATGTAATAAATAAATAGAGGGTAAAATGGCTAATATAATAGATAAAATTTATGATAACACTAAAGATGGTGTTCCTAACTATTCAATAAATCTAATTGATGGAACTAGATTGTATTATAGGGGTGTAGTAATGAACCCTATGCCCAATTCTGGTGATGCTATCAACTACACTATAATGAATGTTAAAACGTCAGCAAATGGCAATCAGTATACTAACGTAAAAGATGTTCAAATTGCTGATAATAATGTTGAGCAAAATAATGCACCTCAAACTTTAGGTAATGTTGTAAACAATTCAAACTTTAAACCACCTACTAATGGTTTTAATAAAGGCGATACACAAAGATTAGATATTTTTGTAACTGGTATTGTTGGCAGGTCAATGGGTTCTGGACATTTTAGTGTTGAGGATATTGAAAAATTAACAAGAAATGCAGTAAGTGCTTTTAATGAAAACCTCAAAAAATTATAAAAAACTATTTGCCGACTTTTGGGGGTATCATGCAGACGATATTCCCATTTGTTGGGGTTGCTTTAGACAGCAAGCTGTAGATATACATCATCTTATTCCTAAAGGCATGGGTGGTGTTAAAAACAACAGATTAAATAGAATTGATAATTTATTTCCAGTTTGTAGGTCATGCCATGATTTGGCACACAAAGATAAGTCTATAAACAAGGAATGGATAGAAAAGTTAAAAGAAAGAATTTATAATAAAGAGTGGGGTGATTTATATGACAATAAAAAATGAAATAAATCTAAATAGTTTTGTTATTCATTGTAAGGAAACCAAATATTACAATGTTAATATTAAAGCCAGAAATTATGAGGAAGCAGAAAAAAGGTGGAAAAGTATTGCTAAAAGGCGAGATTATCAAACCCTGCATAATGAACTAGAAGTTATCAGCATAAGTGAAGAGTAAAAGGGAGTTAAAATGAATAATTGTAATTTTGATGGCAGACTTGCAAAAGATGCCGAATTAAAAGAAGTAAGTGGATATAATGTTTGTAATTTTTCTATAGGAACTAATGTTGGCTATGGAGATAACAAAAAGACCTTATGGGTAGATTGTGCCATCTGGGGAAAGCAAGGTGAGGGAGCAGTAAAGTATCTTTTAAAAGGTCAGCAAATATTCGTAAATGGCGAGTTATCCACAAGAGAATATGAAAAAGATGGTGTAAACAAAACCATTCTTAGCTTAAAGGTTAACAGCTTTTCATTTGGTGCAAAACCTGCACCTGCTCAAACTAACAATATTCCAAGTTTAGATGATGAGATACCATTTTAATGAGTGATATTTATTTAGTAGATTTTGAACCAAACAAATTATCTTATCAGCAAGAAGAACTAGGAATTACATTTGCTGATTTAGATACTGCTGTAGAATTAATGAAAAAAGAAGAAAAAATGATTGTTGCAGAATTAACAGTTTACTTCAGCAGACAAGGTGGTTACAAAAATATAACCGAATTAAATGGTTTAATTTATTCGGACACAAAGTTTAAGGATTATTTTGATAGATACGAGATAACCTTAAAAAAGAGGAATCAAGCTAAAATTAGATTTGAATCCTTTAAAGCCTTTCGTGATGACCTAAGAACTAAGGTGGTCAATGAAAGGGAAATGGCAAAACATAATTTATAGAAAGGATTATTATGTCACAAACACAAGCAATCTTAGAGTACCTTAAAAAAGGTAACACAATAACTTCTTGGGAATGTATTCATAAATTTAGATGCACCAGATTAAGTGCTAGAATTTATGATTTACGAGATCAAGGTTATAATATAATCACAAATAACATCACCGAAAATGGCAAAACTTTCGCTGAATATACTTTGTTAAGCAGTACATTGTTAAAGGAGAAAGATTAATGTCAGATAAATATAATCTTGAGGAAGAATTAAACCAAAGAGAATTAGAGCAGGACAAAGAAAAAGAAACTGCAATGTTTAAACATTTAGCTGATATAGGTGTAATGGATAAACTAGTTTTTGCTCTAAATGAATATATCATTAAGTTTGGCAGGACTAGCAATGTTCACGATCAATGTTTTGATTTAAAGCTACAAGTTCTTGAAAATAAAAAACATCTTCAAGAGTGGATTGACAAAATATGATAGAGCATTTTGAAAAGTTTAATGATTATGGAAAGGGTTTACTTCCATTGTCATTTAGTCATCTTAATGAATTTGCTTTTTATCGTGAAAGGTGGGCATTAAGGCGAATATTTGGTTATCAATTCCCAACATCTGCACCTGCTATTAGAGGTCAAGTTGTTGAATCTGGTATCAATATGTTCCTTAATGGAATACCTATTGAAGAAGCTAGTGAAAAGATGATAGCTGAATATGATGCTAATTGTTTAGAGATAAATGACCCCAAAATAGATGATGAAAGGGCAAACCTAGTTCCATTATTAGAATTAGGCACTAAAACCTTTCAAGAGTATGCTTATAGGTGGACATTACTAAACTATCAAAAAAAGGTAGAATTAGATATAAAAGGTATTCCATTCATAGGTTATACCGATTTTCATTTTGAAGATAAAAATACTAAAGAAGATTTTTTTATTGATTTGAAAACATCTAAACTTTTACCTCAAAAGATAAGTATTTCTCATGCTATGCAACAAGCTATTTATCAAAAGGCAACTAATGCCAAGCAGATATTATGGTATCTTAAAAACCCAACTAAAACTAAAGATGCTGAATATATTGCAATGTCATTAGATGATTATGTAATGCCTATGAAAATATGTGAGCATATAGTTGAAGTGATGGGTAATTACTTAAAAACTGTTAATAGTCCAGATGACGTTAAAAACTCTTTGATACCAAACCCTGATAATTGGATTTGGAAAGAAGAAACTGTTTTAAATGCCAGAAAAGAAGTCTGGGGATATTAAAGATATTTAAAAATAATTATACGTTTTTAAAAACAAAAAAATAATTTTAAACACGAGTAATATTTTTTAATTATAAAAACCAAAAAACCCCTTTAGGTTTATGCTTAGAGGGGTTACAATAAACTAAATAGATTTGGAGATCAAAAATGTTTATAGACGAAAATTCAAAACCTAGAGAAAAATTAAAAGCATGGTATCTTTTTACAGAAGATTTCATTGCAGGTACTCAAGCCTTAACAAATGAGGAAATAGGCATATATATTAGATTACTTTGTTATAACTGGAACAAAAGATGTTCTGGAATACCATGCGATAATACGAAATACTATAGGATAGCTAGTTGTTTTACAGAAAGTGAAAAAGAAAGTTGTCATAAAATTTTAGAACAATTTTTTATTCAAGTTGGGGAACATTTTCAGAATGAAAGACAATTACAAGAGTATCTTTTTATTACAAGAAGAATGGAAGCATCTAAGGAAAATGGCAAGTTAGGTGGTAGACCAAAAAAACCTAGCCTAGAACCTAGACCAGAACCTAGACTAGAACCTAAAGGTAACCTAGATGAAACCCCTCCTACCCCTACCACTACCCCTACCACTACTAAAACCACTAAAATAAGTTATAATCCCTTTTTTCATAAGTTCTGGAATAAGGTTTCCAATAAAGTGAGTAAGGGGATAGCTGAAAAGAATTTTATCAAGCTAGAACCAGAGTGGATAGAAAAAGCAGAAGAACTAGCAGACATGTATAACAAATATTATAATTCTGTTGAGGATAAACAATTTGCTAAACAACCTGCATTCTGGTTATCAGCTAAAAAGTATGAAGATATAAAACCAACTAAAAAAGAAGAACTAAAAACAGATCAATATTCTATGAGGTTAAAAGTTTTTAAAGAAGCAGTTGATAACAAAAAGGGTAGTGCTTTTGTACACAAATATGCAAAACAACACCCCTATGACGTTCAAAGAGCCATTAATGAGGGTGTATTTAGTAGAGAAGAAGCTGTAATTTATTTAGATATGGGGAGTTGGGTATGAATAATATGAAAGTATTGCCAGATGATTTTGAAGAAGCATTTATTGGATTTACTGAAAAAAACATGAAAAGTAAATTTATAGCTATTTATGATCGAAACAAATGTATTGAGATTGCTATGAGAAATTTAAAATCTGATAGAGATACAGCAATAGTATGGTTTGAAAAAAATATTGATGAAACACTTTTAGGCGAATATGACCCTTTAATAGTATTTCCTATGAGTTATATTCAGTATCTTGGTTTATTTACTGCAATGCATACTATCAAAGATGAAGATGAAGATGATTATTAGGAGATTAATATGAATGTAATAGATATTAGAAATCCATTAGAAAAGAAACGTCAAACATATTTAGCATTTTACAAAGATGGTATTTATGATGGCATATTAAATCAAAAGCCAGACCCCAGAAATAATTCATCAGCTTATTATAAAAAAGGTTTTGATGATGGTTTAAAGTTGCTAGAGTTAATTAAAGAATATGATCTTGGAGATTGAAAATGTATGTAAATAGCGAAGTTAAAAATAGTTATTATGGTTTAAAAAAGGTTTTTAGAGACTTTAAAAATAAAAACAAACGACCTAAAACAGAAGATGAGGGTAAATTTGAAGATGTACCCAAAGAACTATCAGATAAAGACAAAGAGGGTTCTTATAAGTTTATTGGTTATATGGATTACTATTTAGGTGTAAAGTTCGATCAAGATAAAGATTTAGAAGTGCAACCATCTGGAGTTACTGCTAAAAACAGAAATTACGATTATGCCAATGCAAAGTTTGTAGGGAGTTTAGACTAATTTAAGAGGTGCAATCATACCATAGGGTTAGTTAACCCCTGCTCTATGGCTCTTAAATCAAGCCTAAAATGTATAAAATATAAAAATATGTAGCTTTTTTAGAAATAATTATATAAATCTTAATTACCTAACTATGGGGTAAATAGGAATGGCAAGACCAAAAAAATATAATATCGATACTAAACAATTAAGTAAATTAGCTAAATTGGGTTGTACTAATAAAGAAATGGGTGACTTTTTCGGTTGTTCAGCAGACCTATTAGAAAAGAGTTATTCGGAATTTCTGATAAAAGGTAGGGCAGAACAAAAAATGAGGTTAAGACAACTTCAATGGGCATCAGCAGAAAATGGCAATGTTACAATGCAAATCTTTCTGGGAAAGAATATGTTAGGTCAGCAAGATAAGATAGAGCAAAATGAATTAGAAGAACCTTTAGTCTGGTCATCAGATTAATGGCACTCACCAAACCTCAAAAGAAAGTAATAAGTAACGAAGCAAGGTTTAGGGTTCTTATTACTGGTAGAAGATTTGGTAAAACATTCCTAGCGATTAATGAATTAGCTAAGTTTGCCAGTAAACCTAATCAAAGAGTTTGGTATGTTGCACCAACTTATAGACAAGCTAAAGCTATATGTTGGAATGTATTAAAAGAAAAAATGATATATCACAAATGGGTAAAGAACATAAACCATAGTGATTTGACTATTACACTCAAAAACAATTCAACTATTACACTTAGGGGAAGTGATAATGAGCAATCATTAAGAGGGGTTGGATTGAATTTCTTATGTATTGATGAGTTTGCAGATGTAAGCCAAGAAGCATGGTTTGAGGTTTTAAGACCTACATTGTCAGATACAAAAGGTCATGCTTTATTCTGTGGTAGTCCAAGAGGGTTTGGTAACTGGTCTTATGAATTATTTAAGCAAGGTGAAACCAATAAAGAGTGGGCAAGTTTTAAATATACGACTATTGAGGGTGGTAATGTAGATCAAGACGAAGTTGAGCAAGCCAAACAAGATTTAGATATAAGAACATTTCAGCAGGAATATGAAGCCACATTTGTTAATTATTCTGGAATGATCTATTACAATTTCAGTAGAGAAAGTAACATCATTGAAAAATATCAGAAAGAAACAGCAGTTTTACACATAGGTTTAGACTTTAACGTAGACCCTATGAGTGCTGTAGTTTGTATTATAGTTAATGAGAAAATAATAGTTGTTGATGAGATACAAATTTATTCGTCAAATACCCAAGAAATGTGTGATGAAATAAAGAATAGATACAAAAATAAACAGATAGTTGTTTATCCAGACCCTAGTGCTAGACAAAGAAAAACATCAGCAGGTGGATTTACTGATTTAAGTATCTTGAAAAATGCAGGATTTGATGTAAAATGTAAAAATACAGCACCTTTAATTAGGGATAGAATTAATGCAGTTAATGCAAAATTAAAAAATGTTAATGGGAAAAATAGTCTGTTTATTGTTAAATCTTGCAAAAATGTTATTAAAAGCATAGAACGACAAATATACAAAGAGGGAACTCATGTACCTGATAAAGATAGTGGGTATGACCATATGAATGATGCTCTTGGCTATTTAATAGAGTTTAATTTCCCACTAAGACGTAATTTTGCACCTAGCCAACCTAAGAGGTGGAGTTAATGGATAGAGAAACACTTACACAAAAACATGATTTATGGCACTCAAATATAAGTAATTGGGAGTTTTATATAAGAAGCTATTTAGGTGGTAATGACTATAAAAATGGTTATTACTTACACAGATATGTTTTAGAATCGCCAGAAGAATATGACCAAAGAGTAAGGCATACACCCCTTGATAATCATTGTAAGAATGTAGTCCAGATATACACCAGTTTCTTATGGAGAGTACCACCATCAAGAGATTATGGTGATTTAGATAATGAGCCACAATTAAGTTCATTTATTCAAGATGCTGATTTAGATGGTAGGTCATTTGATTCAGTTATGCGAGAAGTCCAGATGAATGCTAGTATTTATGGTAATTGTTGGGTTGTAGTTGATAAGCCACAATCTAATGCAAAGACTAGAGCCGAAGAACTGGCACAAGATATTAGACCTTATATTTCAATATATACACCAGAAAACATAGTTAATTGGAATTATGCTAGATCAGCTAGTGGAAGATTTTATTTAGATTTACTGGTTATTGTTGAAGATATAAATGCAGATAGAGCAATCATCAAAGTATTTACAGAAGAAACTATAACTACATATTCAGTTGAAGAATACGATCAACCAACATCAGAGGGTGAAGTTAAGTTATTAGAAGAAATACCTAACCCAATAGGAACTATTCCTGCTGTTAATGTTTATAATTTACGAGGTAATAAGCGACCTATTGGTATTAGTGATTTAGCTGATGTGGCACATTTGCAACAATCTATTTATAATGATTATTCCGAGAAAGAACAATTAATCAGATTAGCTAATCACCCAAGTTTAGTTAAAACACCTAATGTTGAAGCTAGTGCAGGTGCAGGTGCTATAATAGAAATACCAGAAGATTTAGATGCATCTTTAAAGCCTTATATAATACAACCTAGTGGTCAAAACCTAGATGGCATCATGAAGTGTATACAAAACAAAGTTGATGCTATTGATAGAATTACCCATATGGGTTCTGTTAGGGCAACTGGTACACAAATAGCTAGTGGAATTGCCTTACAAACAGAATTTCAACTTTTAAATGCTAGATTATCAGAAAAAGCCGATTATTTAGAAAATGCAGAAGAACAAATCTGGGGTTTATTTGCTAAATGGCTAGATAAACAATGGAATGGTTCAGTTAATTATCCAGACACTTTTGATATTAGAGATTGGGCAAATGACCTGCAATATCTACAAATGGCTAAAGCATCTGGCATAAAATCAGAAACCTTTAATAAAGAAATAGATAAGCAAATAGCAGAAGCAGTAATAGATGATAACGAAACTATGAAAACTATTAATGAAGAAATAGATGCTGTAAGAACTGTTAGAGGGCAATTCCAGACAACCGAAGTAGAGGGTCAAACAGTTGGCGAGGAAAGTTCCTAAAGATAAAAAGACCAAGATACCTAAAAAATATCTATCTGGTTTAAAAGGTGCAAAAAGAAATGCTAGAGCAACCTTATTGAAACAGATTAGTTCTTTGTATAAGGCAGGTGCAAGAATACCAATGGCATTATTAAAGAAAAGGAATAAGTCTTAATGGCAGTCAAAAGAAAACCTTTATCAGCTAGAACTATTGCAACACTTAAAGCAAAAGCAAAAAAATCGAAATTATTTAATTTAACAGATTTAAAAGCTAGTTTTCGCAGGGGTCAAGGTGCTTTTCTTTCATCTGGTTCAAGACCTAGAATACCTATGTCAGCATGGGCAATGGCTAGGGTTAATAAACTAATTAGTCGTGGAAAGTCTGGTACATTTGATAAAGATATTATTACAAGAGCCAGTAAAAGGAAAAAGAAATGAGTTTTGCCAGTATAAATAATGCACCATTTGGTTTAGCTTTACAAAAAGGCGAAATAAACAGATTTGGTGGTATTCATAAGTTTGGACTTAACACAGCAGTTGGAACTTCTTTTGAAACTATTTGGGATGGAAATAATACTTACACATATCCATCTTCAGCAGGAACAGCCACAGTAACATCTTCTAATACATCAGCAGATAATGCAGGAACAGTTGAAGTTGAGGGTTTAGATGCAAATTATGATGTAGCCACAGAAACTATTACAATCGGTGGAAGTGCAGGGAGTACATCATTCATAAGAGTTTATAGAGCAGTAATGAAAACTGCTAATACTGGTAATGCTAATGTTGGTGATATAACAATTACAGTTTCAAGCACAGCAGTTGCAAAAATTCAAGCAGGATATGGGCAAAGTCTAATGTGTGTTTATACTGTGCCAAGAAATTATATTGCTTATCTTATGCAAATAGATATAGGCAGTTCTAAAGATTTAGAAAATGAAATAAGATTTATAACTAAAGAAATATCAAATGGTAATGTATGGAATACAAGGGCATTTATTACAACTAGAGGTGGCTTTATGGAAAAGAATTATGTCATACCAGTTAAAATATCAGAAAAAACAGATATTGAATTAATTGCTAAAGCTAGTGCAACATCTTCAATTTCTGGTGGGTTTGAACTTGTTTTACAAGATTTACAAGAATAACCTTATAAGAAAATGATGCACATATGGAAAAGCCAAAAAAAATATGTGTAATTTGTAAGGTGTTTTTAATAGAGGTTTTGAAAGATGTTTATAAATGCCCAGTATGTAAGGCAATAGTTAACGAAAGATTAAATGATAGGTAATAATCCTGGGAAAAACCTAGTAAAAACAAGGACTTAGTATGGCATTATATAGAGGTAGAAACGTAGCACTAAATAAACCATTTAGATTGTCAGCAACCGAATCTAAAAGAAAAAAGTTTGGGGTTTATGTTAAGAATAAATCTACTGGTAATGTTAAAAAGGTTACATTTGGTGCTAGGGGAATGACCATAAAGAAAAACATACCTGCAAGACAAAAGTCTTTTTTAGCTAGAATGGGTGGGGTTTTAAAAGAAGTTAAAGGGCAAAAGACACTTTCACCTGCTTACTGGTCAATAAGGGCATGGAAAAAGAACTTTCCATTATAAAATATGTCAAGAATTTTAGAAAAATTAGCCGATCAGCATGAAGAACGTATAATAAACGTATTGTATAAGCTAGAAGATGACGTAGTTAATGAAATTACCAGAGCCACAAAAGGTAACTTAGTTTCTCAAAGATTAGCTATCCAGTTACAACCCAGACTAAGAACCATAATTGAATCTACCTTTTTAAATGAAGCTGATTTACTAATTAATGATGATTATAATAAAATAGCGAAAGAAACATTAGATACTTTTGGTAAAATGCCTATTCCTGCAAAGTTTAAGAACCTAACAGATGTAGATTTAGCAACCATCAATGCCTTGAAAACCCAATCATTTAGTGGCTTTGAAGATATAGCAGAACGATTTCTAAAGGTAATTAATGATGAGGTTTACCAAAGTACAATAGCAGGTAGACCATTTAACGATATGGTTAGTAATATCAAATCACATATCAATGGAGTTTATAAATCCTCAAATACTCGTGAGATAAATGAATTAGTTGATTTTGTTAACGAGAATAAATTTGATAGTGCAAAAAAAGCACAAGTAGAAGATGCAGTAAGGAAATTGCACACTCAATATGCGAGTGATAGGGCAGGAAACAATCTAAGACGTTATGCCAGTCAGATTGCTCACGATAGTGTTATGCAGTTTCATGGGCAGTTTACAGTAGCAAAAGCAAAAGAAGCAGGATTAAATCATTTCACATATACTGGTACATTAGTCCGAGATAGTCGTGAATTTTGTGTAAATATGCTTAATAAGACACTCACAGAAGAACAAATTAGGGATATGTGGAACACTAGAGCATGGCAGGGAAAATCAACTGGAGACCCTTTTATTGTAAGGGGTGGTTATAGATGTAGGCATACTTGGATACCTACAGACCCTGCATGGGGTGAAGAAACAGTAGATGAAGTGCCAGATGAACCAGTAGTTGAGGAAGTACCACCACCACCAATAAAAAAGGGTAGAAGATCAACATTAAATAATCCAGTTAAAGAAGAAGAAATTAATATTATATCAAGTGCTTCTGTTTTAGCTGATTTAAAAAAACAAATAACTAAAAATGCAAAAGATGAACGATACCCACTTGATGCTAGAGGGTTGCCAGTATCTAGGTTCAGAACATCAAATGTTGGAAATGTAAAAGGTATTGAAAAATTAGATGATGAAATAGCAAGTCAATTAGGTGCTATTATGAAAGAGTTAGACGATTTAGCAGAATTATATAATGTTCCAAAACTTAGGTCTATAACTGTTGATGCAAGAAAAAAATCTTTAATGTCTATGGGTGATGGTAATTTATATATAAACCCCAAATATTTTAATAGAAAAAATGTTGATGTAAAAACACAAAGAAATTTTAGAGATGTTTTTTTGGGCAAGGGTTATTACAAAACAGATCAAGATTTAGCTAATAATTTTAAACTTGGTGATAGTGTTGCTAAAGAAACTAGACGAAATTCTAATAGTTGGAAAAGACCACACAATGCTTTTTACTATTTTAATGAAGAAATTGATAGATTAAGAAATATATTATATCACGAATTTGGTCATCAAGTTCACCAAATGAAAAATATGAAAGCCTTAAGAACTTTTGGTTTTGGTGAATTTGACATACCAGTTGAAGATGCTTTAAGAGGAAAAAATATTGGAGGTGGAGCATCAAGATATTCTTCTAAAAATAGCAAAGAATGGTTTACCGAAAATTTTAGTTTGTTTCACATGGGTAGAGAAGAATTAGTTGACCCAAAGTTTATAGAATTTTTAGAAAATGAGGTATTAAAATGAGTGCATTAGTGAATGAAGCAGGTGATATTTTAGAAAAAAAAATAATAACTGTTCAAGATTATAAAAGATTTAGAGAAATAGGAAGAATAATTGAAGATGGTGATAATTTATATTATTCTAGTTATGACGAGGGTATGTTTCAAAGGTTACCAGAGATAGCCAAAAAAGAGGGTAATTATGATTGGCTAGAGCCAGAAGATGACGATTAGTTGAAAATTAAAGAAGAAGATGCTATAAAGATACTACCAATATGGAGGTTTAAATGGAAGAAAATCAAGTAGAACAAACTGCTGAAACTCAAGAAGAAGCACCACAAGTACAAGAACAGCCAACCAATACATTTACCCAAGATGAGGTTAATAACATTGTTGAAAGACGATTAGCCAAAGAAAGAGGTTCTATGTATAAGAAACTGGGTGTTGAAGATTTAGATATAGCTGTAAATGCTGTAAAGACACAAAAAGACCTAGAAGAAAAGCAAAGAATTCAAAAGGGTGAGTTTGAGGAAATACTTAAAACAAGAACCCAAGAGTTTAACAAAGAGAAATCAAACTTAGAAAATCAGCTAAAAGATATTAAGATTAATAAGTCTTTATTATCATCAGCATCAAGAAATAAAGCTATTAATCCAGACCAAGTTGTAGAACTTTTAAAAAGCGATATTAAGTTAAATGAATCAGGTAATGTAGAAATACTTGATAAATCTGGATTAGCAAGATATAACAAAATGGGTGAACTTTTATCCACAGACGAATTGGTTCAAGAGTTCTTAACACAAAACCCTCACTTCGTTAGTGCTACCCCTAGTGGTTCTGGCTCGGTGTCAAATGTGGATAGGTCAGAACTCAACAAACCTTTAAATTTGAGTGATTTAGATATGAACAATCCAACGGATAGGAAAAAATATTCTGAATATAGAAAAATTAGAGATTCCAAACCTAGTACGATTGTTTTGAATAATTAAATGACATTAAATTTATAAGGAGTTAAAATATGTCTAATGAAACAACCAGTTCAACCATTTCGGAACTATACACCGAGATAGTTGCAGAAGCATTATTCGTTGCAAATGAGCAGTCAATAATGAGAAACCTTGTCAGAAACTACACTATTGTAGGTGGTGGTAAATCAGTAGAAGTACCGATTTATTCAGCAGTATCAGCATCAGCAGTAAGTGAAGCATCAGACCTTTCAAACACAGCTATAAACCCAAGTTCAGTTACTATAACAGCATCAGAAGTTGGAATTATGACAACACTAACAGACTTAGCAAGAAATTCAGCATCAAGAAATGTTGCAGGAGATATTGGTAGATTGTTTGGTGAAGCTATAGCTAAAAAAATAGATGCAGATTTGTCAGCATTATTTACTGGCTTTTCTACCCAAAAAGGTGGTGGAGCAGGTGTAGAGTTAACAATACAAGATTTATTTGAAGCAGGTACAGAGTTAAGAACAAACAATGCACCTCAAGCCTACTATGGTGTATTTCACCCAAAGCAAATCTTTAATGTTAAAAAAGCATTAACAAATACATTTGCAGGTTCAGCTAATATTCCAGACTTAGGTAATGATGCTTTAAGAAATGGTTTTGTCGGACAAATCGCAGGAATACAAATATTTGAAAGTTCAAATGTTGCTGTAGATGGTTCTGATGACTCTATTGGTGGTGTATTCTCTCAAGATGCTTTAGGTTTAGCTATGATGCAAGACCTCAAGATTGAATCACAAAGAGATGCTTCATTAAGAGCAGATGAAATCGTAGCCACAGCAGTTTATGGAGTTGCAGAACTTCACGACAGCTATGGTGTTAAGCTAACAGCAGATAGTTTAGCAAACTAATTTAACTAGGGAGGGAAACCTCCCTTTTTATCTAAGGATTTGTATTATGGAAATGATTAAATTAGTTAATGGTAAAGGCGATATAATTGAAAGAAAGAAAATTGATTACACGCCTAATATAAAAATCTGGGAACAAAGAGGGTGGAAACCTTATGTTGAGCCTAAAGTAGAGCCTAAGCCAGAACCTAAGCCAGAGCCAACATTAGATTATGAATGGCAAAAATCAAAACCAATATTAAAAGAAAATGAAAGCCAAGAGAATTTTGAAGAGCGTTTGACTGGTTGGGAAAATGCTAAACCTAAGAAAAAATCTAAAAAAAAGGGTAAGTAAATGGCTACATCTGAATTTGCAGTTGCTAATACCGATTTACAAAAGATACAACCAGATATATTAGGTTTTGGCATTACCGATTTTGGCGATCAATTACAATTTGCTGAAAATGATGTTTTAAGACGAGTTCGTGAAGAATGGTGGGAAAGATATAGGCATCAAGTCAGATACAAAGATATTACTAAAGTAACATCAGTTGAAATGACTAATAGCAAATTAACAAACTCACAATGGACACAATCAGTAGTTTATCTAGCTTTATGGAAATATGCCTATCCAATTCTAACTAAATGGAAAGACCCAGATACTGGAGAGGGCAAAGACACATTCCAAGTTCAAATAGATTTCTATAGAGATAGGTATGAAGAAGAATTCCAAGCTATCCTAAGAGATGGTGTTGAATATGATGAAGATGGTGATAGTTCAGTAAGCGATAGTGAAAAAGAATCATTACATCAGTTAAGGTTAGTTAGATAATGTCAGTTGATGTAAAAGTTAACGTAAATTCTATAGAAATAACTAATCTATTAAAGAAAATTAGTAGAAAACAAAAGGCAGTAATAACCAAATCACTTAATAGAGTTTCTAATATGGCTATATTGATGATTACAAAGCGAACACAATCAGGAAAGCTACCAGATGGGGGTAATATGAGGTCATATGCTTCTTCTACTGTGAGAAGCCGAAAAAAGAGGGGTAGACAAACTGGTTTTGTAGATTTAACAGATACTGGTAAAATGTTTAGAAGTTTAGACTTTAAAACTGGTGGTTTAAAAAGCACATTATTCTTTGCTAATAAGGAAAGAGAAAAGATTGCAAGTTATCACGATAGTTTTGGAGTAGGCAAAAGAAACACAAAAAGACCTTTTTTTGCTATAGGTAACAAAGAAGAAGATAAAATAATTAAAGAATTTCAAAATTTTTATTTTAAAGAAATGAAATTATGAGCAAAAGAGAAAACATAGCTAGTGATATAATCACAAAACTTGATGCTGTAACAAGTCCTATTGAGTTTAAAAAAATTACTAGAGAACCTTTTGAAGTTGAAGAATTAAGTGATGCCCAGTTTCCTGCAATGTTTATACAAAGTGGTGATGAAACAAGGGAAGTATTAAGCATAGGCGATACTGGAGCAGGTACATATCGAGGTACAATAGATTTTTTAATAGTTGCTTTTGGTAAAGGCACAACAACAAATATAGATACTGTTAGAAATCAAATTATAGAAGTTGTTGAAGAAACTTTAGATAATGATATAACTAGAAATGGTAATGCGATAGATACCCAAATAATAGAGGCATCATCAGACGAGGGAACTATTTATCCTTATGGTGGTGTAAGAATAACAGCAAGGGTTATTTATGAATTTACTAGAGGGAGTGCATAATGGCTAAAAATGTTACTATGAAAAAAGGCGAAACTATTATAAAATGTTCAGAAGATCATGTAGAGCATTTTAAGAAAAATGGTTTTACTATAGGAAATGAAAAAGCAGTTGTTAAAAAAGCTGAAAAAATTAAAGAAACTAACGAAACTAACGAAGCTAACGATAAGGAGTTATAAATGGCTACACATCATGGAAAAGAGGGAGTTGTTACAATAGGTAGTGATACACTAGGTAATGCTACTGGATTTACTGTAGATACTACACAAGACGTTGTAGAAGATACACCTTTAGGAAATTCAATGAAATCCTATATAGTTGGTAGAGGTACTTATACAGCAAGTATTGATATGAACTTTGATGAAACAGATACAGCACAAACTAATCTAGTACAAGGTGCAGAACTTACATTTGCATTTTTACCAGAGGGTAATGCTTCTGGGGATAGAAAATTCTCTGGAACTGGTATTGTAACTGGAATGTCAGTAGGTGTTACATTAGATGGTGTTACAACTAGAACTGTATCAGTACAAGGCAATGGTGGTCTTACTATCGGTACTGTGTAAATGACAGAACAAAAAATTGATTATTTTGATGGTATTAGAGACCATTTCAGTACCCTTGACACTCAAATAATTGAAGTACCAGAATGGGATTTAGTAGGCGATAAAGCTATATTTTGTAAACCTTTTAATATGCTTGAAAAACAAAAGATTTTTAAAGGTGCTAGTGGCACAGATTTAATTGTTTTGATTGATGTTATTATTGAAAAGGCATTAACAAAAGATGGTAATAAAATGTTTAATGGAAGTCATGTTCTAGCTTTTAAAACTAAAGCTGATACCAATGTTATTGCAGATGTTGCCACAAAGATTATGGGAACTGGAAACACAGATATTGAAGATAATAAAAAAAACTTAGAAATGATGTAGAATTACATAATATTTTTGGGTTAGCAGAAAAACTACACAAGACAGTTTCCGAAATCTTGCAAATGTCAGTAGATGAGTTTAATATGTGGTTAGCATACTTTCAAATTCAAAGTGATGAACGAGAAAGACAAGAACGACTAGCAAAGGCTCAAAGATAGTGGCAACAAAACAAGTAAATATAGACATTATAGCCAAAGATAAGACCAGACAAGCTATGAGGTCTGCAACTGGTGCTGTTGATAAGCTAAAAGGTGCAGTCTTTAACCTTAGAAATGCTTTTATTGGTTTAGGTGCAGGTTTAGTTGCCAAAAGTTTCTTAGATACTGGTAGAGAAGTAGAAAATCTAAGGGTTAGGTTTAAATTTTTATTTAGTGATGCTAGAGAGGGTGAAAAAGCCTTTAAAGGTCTGGTTAAATTCGCAGGTCAAGTTCCATTTAGTTTGCAGGAAATACAAAGAGGTTCAGCAAACCTTGCAGTTGTTTCTAAAAATGCAGACGAACTTAACAATTTATTAAAAATTACTGGTGATATTGCTAGTGCATCTGGGTTAGATTTTGCAACTACAGCAGAACAAATTCAAAGAACCTTTTCTAGTGGTATTAATTCAGCAGATTTATTTAGAGAAAGAGGTGTTAAGGCATTATTAGGTTTTGAAGCAGGGGTTAAGATTAGTGCAGAAGAATCAAGGAAACATATATTAACAGCTTTCAAAGATGGAACATTATCAGTAGTTGGTGCTAGTGATGAAATGGCTAAAACATTTGATGGTGTTATGTCAATGATAGGTGATAAGTTTCTTGGGTTTAAAATGACCTTAATGGATTCAGCACCTTTTGATTTTGTTAAATCTGGAGCAATGATTTTAGAACAAGAACTTGCTAAAAATTTCGGAAGTATTGAAAAACTAGCAGAAAGAATGGGTAAAGGGTTAGTTTCAGCTTTTAGAAGTTTTCTTTTAACTGGTGCTAAAGTATTCGATACCTTTCAACCATTGTTTTCTTTTCTTGGTAGATCAATGGAAAACTTAGTTGCCTATGTTAAAGGATTACCTGCACCACTAGATACTATAGGTGTAATAGGTTTCTTGATGTTAGGGGGTAAGGGTAAAGCATTAGTATTTCTTATTGGTGGTATTTTAGATGAAATAAGAAGTGTTATTGGGCATACAATCCAAGCTATGGCATTGCTACAAGAGCAAATGAATAAAATTACTTTTGGCAGGTCTATAGAACAAATTGAAAAAGCAGATCAAGCCGTTAAAGATTTAAAACTTACTGCTGAAAAACTTAAAACACCTATGACAGAAGTTGCCGAAAAGTTTGGTGAAGCAGGGGAATTAGGTAGTACCGAATTTAAAGAACTTAATAATGTATTTGATTTAACTGCCGAGAAAATTGGTAAAAATGAAATGGCAATGATTAATTTTCTTAAAAAGATAGATCAAACAACCGAATCAACTAAAAAATTAAAAGAAACAATAGATGTTAATGGCTTTATGAGTGCAAGAAGTGCAGTTGGTTCAGAATTAGCTACTGGTTCAGAAACAGAATTTGGTGATGCTAAAGGTATGAAGATGACTGGTGATATAGATGCACTACAAGCCATTGCAGATATGGAAGTTGCAATAGCACAACAAACAGCAGATAAAACACTAGAAATAGCAAAGAAAACTGCATCAGATCAAAAAAATCTAAGACAAACATTTATAAATGAACAAACTGCAATAATGAAAGCAGGAAATTTTCAAGAATTAAAAATGGTTAATCTAACCGAGCAACAGAAAAAAGATACTTTAATAGCAGGTGGTAAGCAGGTTTTAAATGCTATGGCACAAAATAACGAAAAAGCATTTAAATTAAATAAAGCATTTAATATGGCAGAAGCAATAATGAATACTGCTACTGGTGTTACTAAGGCATTATCTACTGGTAATATACCTTTAGCTATTTTGATAGGTGTATTAGGTGCAGTTCAACTTGCTAGTATAAGTCAACAAAAATATCAAGGTAGACGTTTGGGTGGTCGAGTTAATCAAGGTCAGCCATATATGGTTGGTGAAGCAGGTGCAGAATTGATAGTGCCAGATAGACCATCAAACGTAGTTCCGAATAATAAATTAGGTGGAATGGGTAAAGCAGTAACAGTTAATTTTAATATAAGCACAGTAGATGCTAGAGGTTTTAACGAATTATTAGTTAATTCAAGAGGTACTTTAGTTAATATGATTAATAGTGCTGTAAATGAAAAAGGTAACATGGCAATAATATGAGTGGAACTTTACCAAATACCAGATTTAATGCGATTAATTTTCAAAGTAATCAAAAAACTTTGGTATCTGAAACAGATAGTGGCAAAACATTTCGTAGACAAATACAAGGTCAAAGATTTAGTTTTACAATTTCTTATCCACCAATGACTAGGTCAGAATTTGCACCTATCATGGCATTTATAATGAAACAAAGAGCCAGAAAAGAAGATTTTACTGTTACATTTCCTAGTTATTTAGATGCACAAGGCAACGAAACAAATACCTTACTAGTTAATGGGGTTCATTCTGCATCTGATACTACCATAGCAATAGATGGTTTTGCAGGTGATGGTGCAGGTAGATTAAAAGCAGGTGATTTAATCAAATTTTCACACGATAAAGTTTATATGATTATAGATGACGTAACATCATCAAGTAATTCAGCCACAGTAACCATAGAACCCCCTTTAAGGACTGCTTTAGCTGATGATAGTTCAGTTACTTATGATTCAGTACCTTTTAAGGTGCATCTTGTCAGTGATGCTCAAGAGTTCAGCAGTGGGCAAGTTGATAAAGATGGAAACCTATTATTTGTTTATGAATTTGATGTTATCGAGAGTTTATAATGGCAAGAGGTTTAACAAGTGCAGTTAAAACAGAACTAGCTACTGGTAATATTTGTCCAGTTTTATTAATTGAATTAGGGTTTGCTACACCAATATATTTAACTAATGCTAGTTTTGACTTAACTTCAAGTGTTTCTGGAACTTCAAGAACGTATTTATCAAATGGACATTTAAGAAAAGTAGGTGGTATAAGTGAAACAAATAAGCCGACTAAAAATTCTTTAAATATAGTTTTGTCAGCAGTTGACCAAACATATGTTTCTATAGCCTTAAATGAAAATATAATTAATAATGATGTTTATATTTACAGAGGTTTTTTAGATATAAATATGGATTTAATTGCAGACCCATTTCTATTATTTTATGGGACTATAAATGAATATAAAATTGTAGATTCCACAGATACTGCGAATATAAGTTTAGTTGTTACTTCACATTGGGGTAATTTTAGTAAAACAAATGGTCGTTCTACAACTGATAATTCACAACAAAGATTTTTTTCTGGTGATAAAGGAATGGAATTTTCAGCCCTTACTGTTAAGGATATTAAGTGGGGTAGAGAATAATGGGTTGGAATCCTTTAAAAGCTGTTAAAAGTTTTGTATCTGATGCTGTTAATTTTGTATCTGATGCTTTTGATTATACTGTTGATTTAGTTGTTGATGTTGTTGAATCAGCTATTGGGTTTTTAACACCAGAAATTGATGTACCTGATTTTGGAGAAATTAATGCAGACCAAACTGCAAAAGGCGTTTTAGTAAATAAATTTAGTGCTAATAGTTTTATACCAGTCGTATATGGTACAAGAAAAGTAGGTGGTAATGTTGTATTTTTAGAAACATCTGGTGCTGATAATCAATATTTATATATGGCTATTATATTAAGTGAGGGTGAAATAGATAGTGTTCAAACATTAATAGTAAATGACCAACAAGTGACGTTAACTGGTGCTTTAACTAATGGAACACAAAGAAGTGTAGCAAATTCAGATGCTAACTTTTATGATGGTGGAAGTTTAATAACAGTACAAGCACATTTAGGGTCAGATACACAAATAGCATCAAATTTATTAGACCAATTAGGTTCTTGGACAACAAACCATACATTAAGTGGATTAGCATATATAGCTTTAAAATTTGAGTGGAACGCTGATAAATTTGGTAGTTTGCCAAAAGTTCAAGCAGTTGTTAAGGGTCGTAAAGTATACAACCCTAATTTAGATGACACTGTTGCAGGTGGAAGTGGTAGCCATAGAAAAGATGATAGTTCAACTTGGGCATATTCAGATAATCCTATTATTCAATTATTAGATTATTTAAGAAATAACAGATTTGGAATGGGCATTGCCAATAGTTATTTTGATACCAATTTTGCAGATTGGCAAACAGCAAGTGATGTTTGTGATACTCAGATAACACCTTTTAGTGGTGCTAGTCAGATAGATTTAATGAATAGTCATGCAGTTGTTGATACTTCAAAAAAGGCTATTAATAACGTAAAAGATTTTATAAGAGGTTGTAGGGGTTATTTAAATTTTACAGCAGGTAAATATAATATATTAGTTGAAACTACTGGTTCAGCATCTATCAGCCTTACAGAAGATAATATTATAGGTGGTATATCTGTTTCAAGTAAAAGTAAAAACTCAAGATATAATAGAGTTATTGTCACATTTATAAATCCAGATAAAGATTACCAATCGGATACAGCACAATTCCCACCAGTAGATGAAACTGGTTTAGTTAGTGCCGACCAACATTCAACAATGAAAACAGCAGATGGTGACTTACTATTAGAGGGTCGATTTGATTTTTCTATGCTTACAAGCCCATATCAAGCCCAAGAAATGGCTGAAATTATATTAAGGAGGTCAAGAACCAGTTTAGATATTTCTATTCAGTCAGATGCATCAGCATTGGATTTAGCAATAGGAGATATAGTTAATATTACTCATGCTACACCAAGTTTTTCAGCAAAACCATTTAGGGTACAAGGTATGACCATAAATAGTGATATGACTGTTAGTTTGCAATGTACTGAACACCAAGACAGTTTTTATACCTTTGGTTTACAAATAGCTGTTCCAGAAATACCAGACACAACGCTTCCGAACCCATTTTTAGTACAATCACCAAGTATTGAAGTTTCAGATGAATTAAGAGTTTTAAATGAAGAAGCTATAAGTGTCTTAATAGTTGATGTGGCTAGTTCAGATTTATTTACAGTTGATTTTGAAGTACAAGCCAAAAAAACCACAGATGCAAATTATATTAATATGGGTAAAGCTAGTGGTAAAAGATTTGAATTAATTAATGTTAAAGATGGTATAGCATATGACGTTAGAGCAAGAACAATAACGTCTATCAGTAGGTCTGTATTTATAGCCACAACCCATCAGATTGTAGGAAAAACTGCACCACCAGAAACAATTACAAATTTTTCAGTTAATATTGTAAATACTGATGCACATTTATCATGGACACCAGTAGGGGATTTAGATTTATCACATTATAGAATAAGACACTCAAGAGATACTACAACAAGTGCAACATATGCCAATTCAGTTGACATAGAAGAAAAAGTAGCAAGACCTGCAAATACTGCTGTAGTTCCTGCAATGACTGGTACATATTTTATTAAGGCAGTTGATAAATTAGGTAATGAATCACTTGATGCAACAAGTAGTGTTGCAATTATTGAAGATATTAAAGGTTTAAATGCAGTTGTAACTACCACACAAAACCCAACATTTTCTGGCACTAAAAATACCACAGTAGTTGTAGGGAATGAACTTAGATTAGGTACAAGTATTTTATTTGATAGTGGTGCAGGTAATTTTGATACAACTGGTGGTTTATTTGATGGTGGTGGTGGTAAAATAGCATCTTCTGGTACTTATGATTTTGATAATTACGTTGATTTAGGTGCAGTTTTCACAAGTAGAGTTACACAAAATGTAGTAATGAGGCGAGTTAGTTTTGGTCTTTCATTTGATGATGCTACTGGTAATTTTGATGACCGAGAGGGTTTGTTTGATGGAGATACTAATGAATTTGGTGACACAAATGTAGAAGTCCAAATTGCTACAACAGAAGATGACCCCTCAAGTGGAAGTCCAACATACACAGCATTTAGAAAATTTATTGTTGGTGATTATAAAGCCAGAGCATTTAAATTTAAAGCATTATTAACAAGTAAAGATTCAGAAGCATCACCAAGTGTTAGTACTTTATCAATAGAAATAGATATGCCAGACAGAGTTATTGCTGATAATGACATTGTAAGTGGCACTGGCTCTAAGGCTGTTACATTTAGCCCAACATTTAAAGGGTTGCAAGGTATAGGAATTACTGCTCAGAACTTGGCTAGTGGAGATTATTATGCTATAACATCAAAAAGTACTAGTGGTTTTACAATTACTTTCTATAATAGTAGTAATAGTGAAGTAAATAGAACTTTTGATTATGTGGCTAAAGGATTTGGCGAATTAGTAACATAAAGAGGTAAAAAAAATGACACAACATGATTTTGTAATAGAAGATCAAACATTTCCTAGTTTTAGGTCAGATTTAAATGGTGCTTGGTCAGCAATCGTTTCACAAAGTAGTGGAGGTACTGAACCTGCTACAAAATATGCTTATCAATTATGGTATGATTCTGGAAATAATATTTTAAAAATTAGAAATGCTGATAATGATGCTTGGATAAGTTTATTTACATTTGACCAAACTGCCGACACAGCCGAAGTTTCAGCAGGTGGTGGTGCAGGGTTCTTTCAAGGCGATAACGGAACAACTGGTGATTCAACAAATGGCAAAAAAGATATTTTTAGAACCCACGAGCAAGAACTAAATACAAATACAACTATAGCATCTGGAGATAATTGTGGTTGTTTTGTTAGTCTTTCAATAGCATCTGGTGTAACTTTAACCCTAAGTGGAAATTTGGTG